GGGTGCGCCGCCGTCGCGCCGTGGCTCTGCCACTTGGAGGACTACCTCACGCGTGACTAGGAGGCGCGATGCCCTGGCCCTGGCAGCGTAAGTGGCCGACCGCGCCCCTGCAGGAGAACGGGAACGCCGTCGAGGCGTTCGACGTACCGGTACTCGAATCGCTCGCGCCGGTCGTTCCGATCGACCGAGGTAACCTAACGGCTGCCGCGCTGTCGATCAACGCCATCGCGGGCGGTCGTCGCGCACTGGTCCCGCAGTACGAGTCCTGGCAGCGTGAGCTCTGGGACTACTACGACGACCTCGGTGAGTTCGGCTACGCCGTGACGTGGCGTGCAAACATGATCAGTCGCGTGCGACTGCGCGCCGCCAAGCTCGAGACCGGCGCGGACGAACCGACGATCTTCGACGCCGGTCCGGCGGCCGAGATCGTCGCCGACCTGACCAGCGACGTCAACTCGACGACCGAGATTCTCTCGTCGATGTCGACGATGCTGGACATTCCGGGCGAGGGCTGGCTGATCGGTGAGGAGCGCGCCGGTAAGAACTACTGGCAGGTGCGATCCAACGACGAGATTCGTCGTCGCAGCAACACTTATCAGGTGATCGACGAGGCGTCGTCGCTCGGTAACATGGAGTGGCGCGACCTGTCACCAGAGCACTACATCGTTCGGATCTGGCGACCGCACAAGCGGTATCGACACCTCGCGTACTCGCCGGCCAAGGCGGCGCGTGCCGCCATGCGTGAGCTGGAATTGGTCAACCGGCACATCCAGGCGCAGTACCTATCGCGTCTGGCGTCGGCAGGCGTCGTCATCTTCCCGGATGAGATCACGTTCCCAGTGCGCGACGAGTTTCAGGACGAGCCGGACCCGTTTGTTCGCGAGTGGATCGAAACTGCACGGGAGGCGATCAAGACGCCGGGCACGGCGGCGGCCGTCGTGCCGATCCCGATCCGCGTTCCGGGTGAGTACATCGACAAGATCCGTCACGTCGACTTCACACTGAAGACCGACGACAAGATCGTCGATAAGCGCGACAACGCGCGACGTAACCTGGCGTCGATGATTAACGTACCGACCGAGCTGCTGTTTGACGCGGGTTCGCTGAACCACTGGGGCCTGTGGCAGCTCGAGGAGTCGGCGATCAAGATTCACATCGCGCCGGACGTCGAGATCATCTGTGGCGGCCTCACGCGCGGCTACCTGCACCCGATGCTGCAGGCACAGGGCGTCGAGGACTGGGAAAAGTGGGTCGTCTGGTACGACGCGTCCGAGATCATCGCGCGACCAGATCGCTCGGCCAACGTGCTCAAGCTGTATGACCGCTTCGAGGTCAGTGGTAAGGCGCTGCGTCGTGAGGTCGGTCTGACCGAGGACGACGCGCCGACCGACGACGAGCTCGAGAAGATCGTCTACAAGAAGTTGGCGACCAACCCGCAGATCGGCTTCCTGGCGCTGCACGAGCTCACCGGCGCGATTCCGCCCGATATGACCATGGGTCAGCCCGATACCGACGTGATGGGCGAACAGAAGACCGACCACCAGTCCAGTCGCGGACTACCGGACGAGGCTGACGACGCCAGTGAGCCGGGTGATCCGACGAGTAACGCTGACGCCGGTGGTAGCGGCGACGGCGGTGATCCGTCGAAGACTGAGTCGCGCATTCGTAAGCGTGATGCGTTCGCGTTGTTGCAGGCGCGGTCGCAACACGTCATGGAGTTCGGTGTGGCCGGCTGGAAGCTCAAGCATCCGCTGCTCTGTCAGGAGAAGTTGTTCTCCTGTCCGTTCACGTACGCGACACGCGACGGTGTCACGATTCGACCAGGCACGAACGGCGACTACGAGTGCTTCATGGGTCCGACTGGTGAGGTTCGCATCGGTCGTCGCGTGTTCCCGCATGAGGACGAACTAGTCACCGTCAACGGTTGGGAGTTCAATCGCGATGGCGAGTGACGCGCAGACCGGTGCGATGCTCGCGCTGATCCCGACTGAAGCTGACCTCGATCGACTGGCGATCGACGAGGATGGCGCGGAACCGCGTGACGAATTACACCTAACGTTGTACTACCTCGGCGAGGGTGCGAGCTTCAACGACGAGACGCGCCAGAGTTTCGTCAACGCCGTCACGTCGATGATCGAGAATCGTGCGATCGAACCAATCACGGCGTGCGCGTTCGGTTACGCGCACTGGAACCCAACCAGCGACAGTCCTGCGTGGGTACTCAACGTTGGTGACGCGCGTACCGACGACGGTGACGTGACCGGTACCAGCTTGGCCGAGGCACGAACGTCGTTGTCCGAGGCTTGGTACGACGGAGGCGTCGACTTTGAACTACCGACGCAGTACAGTCCGTGGGCGCCGCACATCTGCGTGGCGTACGCCGCTGACGACTGGACCAGCGAGTGCGCTAAGCGCCTAGGAAACATCACATTCGATCGCGTGCGTCTCGCATTTGCCGGTCAAGTTTTCGACGTTCCGTTAGGCGTGACTGCTACCGTTGCGTCGACTTCAGGAGGTGTCATAGTGCCGTGGCACGTCGTTAAGAATCACGCGGAGTGCACTGACGGAAAGCCGTGGGCGGTCGTCAAGGACGCCGACGGTTCCGTCGCCGGTTGCCACGCCTCCGAGTCCGACGCGAACGACCAGCTCGCGGCGCTGTACGCGTCGGAAAAGAACGGAGAGCACGACGTGGATACCGTAGCTGCCGCCGATCAGGTCGCGCACAAGAACGTCGGCGGTGATCTGCTGCCGAACACGTCAACACTGACGTACCAGACGCGGGCTAACGTCACAGCTGCGGTACCGACCGACAGCCCCGACGCTACCGGTGGTGACGGCAAGGCGCCACCGTTCAAGCCCGGCAAGAAGAAGTCGTCTGAGGGCGACGCGCAGGGCTTCGCTGACGACGGTTGCCCGCCGGGCAGCCGCAAGTTGCCGAACGGTGACTGCGTCTCCGACGAGGAGTACGCCACCATGTCCGCCTGGCACGGCGTGCTCTGCGTCGAGGGCGTGACTACCGGTGACGGGCGTGAGTTCGCGCAGGACGCGTTGACCTGGGCAGACCAGCCGCTACTGCGCTGGCAGAAGGAGTCCGCGCACGGTGGTCAGCACGACGTGACCGTGTCCGTCGGCCGCATCGATCGCGTCTACCGCGAGGGCAATCAGCTGTACGGCGAGGGTGTGCTCGACCTCGAGTCGGTCGACGGCTACGAGATCTGGCGACGACTGGGCAACGGCTTCGCGGGCGGTATCTCGATCGACGCTGACGACATCTCGGACGCTGACGTCGAGTTCATCTGGGCCGACGATCCGGACGGTACCGACGATGACGACCCGTTCAAGTTGCTGTTCGGCGCGCCCGAGAAGATGGTGTTTCACGCGGGTCGCATTCGTGCCGCGACGCTGGTCGACATCCCCGCGTTCGTCGAGGCACGCATTCAGCTCGGTGTGCGTGAGAGCACCGCGGCTGTGACGGCCGGCGGCGCTGCCACCGCGTCGTTCGTCGCCGCCGTGCACGAAACCGAGACGTCCGACGCCGCGTGGGACTCGTCGATCTTCACTAAGCGCCTGCCGAACGTCCTGCCGCTCGAGACGGCACGCGAGGCGTTTGCCTACTACGGCGAGGCGACCGGTAACCGCGTGTCGAAGCTAGCGTGCCGGTTCCTGCACCACGAGGTCGACGAGGATGGTACGCCCAACGCGGCCAACCTGACCGCCTGCGCGGCGGCCATCGCCGAACTGCGTGCGACCGACGACCTGGACGAGAACGCGCGACAGTACGTGTACGCACACCTGGCGAAGCACCTGCGTGACGCCGGTCAGGAACCGCAGCCGCTCGAGGATCGTGAGGCGGTCGCGGCGGCTGTCGTGCTCGACGACTGGCGTCCCGACGCGAGCTGGTTCGTCAACCCCAAGCTGTCGGTACCGACCGGCATCACAGTTACCGACGAGGGTCGCGTCTACGGTCACGCCGCGCAGTGGGGTGAGTGCCACATTGGTTACCAGGACCAGTGCGTGACGTTGCCCGCTGAGGACGCGCACCCGTACTTCATGACCGGTGAACTGGTCTGCTCCAATGGCGAGCGCGTTGCCGTTGGCCAGATCACGGTCGGTACCGGTCACGCACCACTGTCTTACCGTGCGTCGCACGCCGCCGAGCACTACGACAACACGGGTGCGGCCGTAGCCGACGTCGCCGTAGGCAACGACCAGTTCGGCATCTGGGTCGCCGGTGCCATCCGCGCCAGCGTCGCTGCGTCTCGCGTGCACGAGTTGCGCGCGTCCGGTCGTGTGTCTGGCGACTGGCGACGAATCGGTGGACAGCTGCGCCTGGTTGGACTGCTCGCTGTGAACGTGCCGGGCTTCCCGATTCAGGCGCCGCGCGCTCGCGTGGCGTCCGGTGCGCCGCAGGCACTGGTCGCAGCCGGTCGAACCACGGTCGGCAGCGGTCCGGATGTGGCACCCAGTGACGACCAGCTCGATCAGCTCGCGATGAAGCGCGTCATGGGACTACTCGTGCAGCGTGTCCGGTCGTCGGCCGGTCGGCTGTCGTTGACGGAGGAGGCAGACTAGTGGGTTGCAACTGCAACAAGCGTAAGCAGCGCGTCCTGCGTCAGGAGGAGTTGCTGGCCGATCGTGCGGCACGAATCGCGTCAGCGAATCCTACGCAGCCGACACCCGAACCAACGTGGCGACCTGAGAATGGGCCGCGCTCAAAGTCCGGTACCGAGAGCACGGCACAGTAGTCAAGTTAGCCTGCTACGCTACATCGCAGGCAGGAGAGCCGTCAAAAGTGCGCGAGCTACGCTCGCTCTTTACATAAGCAAGGAGTGGCGCAATGCCTGAGGAGCTTGTGCACATCCCCGAGGACCTCACGCTGGTCAGCGACAAGGAACTCGAAGAGTACGGCACAACGGCCGTCAAGGAGTTTGACCGCATCAACGCGCTGGACGAGGTGACCCCCGACACCGTCCAGTATGGCATGCGTCTCGCCGACGACGTGGACCGCATTCGCGCCGAGATGGCTGCCCGTAAGGCGCGCTCGGAGGAGGCTGCCAAGGTCGCGCAGGCTAAACTGCTGAGCGATCAGCAGAACCTCAAGTTGCGCGTGCACGGTCCCGGTGGCGAAGACGGTGGATACGTTCACCCGTCGGAGCCCGCGCCCGTCGACGCCGAGAGCATCGCCGCAGCGGCTGCCCGTGGTGCGACTGCCGCGCTCGTCTCGGTACTCGGCGACCGCGTGGCTGGTCGTGAGCTTGCCCGTGTGACCGAGCGCGTCTCGCTCTCGGACGCTCGCCGGTTCGCGCCGCAGTCGGACCTGCCGAAGCAGAAGCTCGCCGTCACCGCTTCCGTCGACATCCCGGGCGTCGCCCGTGGTGAGGGCGTCGACAACCTGGACCGCCTCGTGGACATCGTCCAGCGCAAGGCGAAGTCCATGCCGGTCAGCAACGGCAACCCGAACATGCAGCTGGTGGCCTCGATTCGGAACGAATTCGAGCACACCATCGATGACCGTACCTCGCCGGGTCAGGTGCGCGAGCTGTTCGATCACCTTACCTCGCAGGACAAGAAGGAGTCGCTCGTCGCGGCCGGCGGCTGGTGCGCCCCGTCCGAGATCCGCTACGACTTCTTCAACATCGCCTGTGAGGACGGTCTGATCGACCTGCCGACGTTCGGCGTCTCGCGCGGCGGCATCCAGTTCCCGGTTTCGCCGTCGCTGGCGGACGTCTTCGGTACCACCAACCAGGCGTTCGGTGGCTTCTCCGAGCCGTTCTCCGGTACCTCGATTCCGTGGCTCTGGACCGAGGCGGACGACATCGCTGCCGTCACCGGTTCACCGACCAAGCCGTGCATTCGCGTCCCATGCCCGACGTTCGAGGAAGAGCGCCTCGAGTGCTACGGCCTCTGCGTCACCGCCGGTAACCTCACCGACGACGCGTACCCCGAGGCGACGCGCAACTTCCTGCAGCTGATCATGGCCGCGCACGCGCACGCCGTGAACGGTCGACTGATCCAGCACATGGTCAGCCGCTCGGCCGCCGCGATCGACACCGGCTCGTTCGCCGTGACCGGTCAGCCCGTGTACCAGCAGGTCTACGGCGGTCTCTCGCTCGCTGCGACCGACTACCGCGCTCGCTACGGTATGTGCGAGGGCGACGTCCTCGAGGCCGTCGCGCCGTTCTGGCTCAAGGCCGTCATCCGCGCTGACCTCGCGTGGCGCAACGGTGTCGACGTCCGGCAGGTCTCGGATGGCGAGATCAACTCGCACTTCGCGGCGCTCAACCTTCGCGTCCAGTGGGTCAACGACTGGCAGGTGCGCGGCGCTGGCCAGTTCGGTAACGCCACCGAGATCGACGACTGGCCCGCCAGCGCGACGATCATGCTGTACGCGGCCGGTACGTTCATCAAGGGTAACGGCCTCTCGCTGGACCTCGGCGTGGTTCGCGACTCGACACTCAACGAGACCAACGACCACACGGCCGCTTGGTCCGAGGAATGCCACCTCATCGCGATGGTTGGTCACGAGTCGCGTCAGTACACGATCAACTTCTGCGTCAACGGCAAGACCGGTGGTCAGTTGTCCGCGACTGCGGCCTGCACCAACCTGTAAGCCGTAGCGTGACGCGGTCGTGGAACACTCGAAGGAGGTGAACGTCGGTGGCCGGACCCCGACAGCTAGTCGACGCGCCGACGTTCACACCTTCGCCGTATGGACTACTGAGCGTTGTCCAGACGCCGTCGCTCGGTGACGCCCACTGGCAGAATGGTGTCACTTGGACGTCGTACTGTCCTAATTCTGGTTCCGCAACGTACGACGAGTGCATCGCGGTAACCGGCTCTGGCGGTCCACCGCCGGAGCCATCGGTTAAGGCACCGAACGTCGATACCGCGCACCGTGGTGCGACACCGTTCACGGTGTACGCGCGGTTCGACTGCGCCACGGTCGGTAACGACACGGCAGTCGAGACCGCGCGTGAGGCGCTCGCGCGGACCGAGACGTTCCAGGTCGAGCAGAGCTTCTGGACCGGGATTGTCGACGGTCGCACGCTCGCGTTCCCGCACCTGGCTGCCAACGCCGAGGTACTGGATGCGTCGGGTATCATCCTGCAGTCAGCGGCCAGTCCAGCGGCGACCGGTGGCGCACTGGACATCGCAACCGGACTCGGTCTACTCGAGCAGGAGCTCGCGGACTGCTTCGGCGGCACCGGCGTTATTCACGTACCGGTGAAGCTGTTGCCCACGATGGACGCGTTGGGATTGCTGCGCGTCGTCAACGCGCGCAACGTCGGCAGTGGACAGTTCGACCGACAGCTTCAGACGCTCAACGGCAACCTGGTAGCGGCCGGTGCCGGCTACCCAGGTACCAGTCCGACAGGCGTCGCACCGACGCAGGGCACGACGTGGATCTACGCCACAGGTCCTGTGTTCATGCGTCGTAGTGACGTCAAGATCGCGTCGCGCAACCAGTCGATCAACCGTGAGACTAACGACATCCAGATGATCGCGGAGCGCACGTACGTACTCGGCTTCGACTGCTGCCTAGCGGCGGTCCAGGTCAACCTCGGGACACCTTAACAGGAGTACTTATGGCTATCTGTGCAGCTCCCATTAAGGGAACCCACCTGCGCGTCGTCGCCGTTGACGACTGTGGCGCGCCGATCACGGGCGCGGGCGCGCTGTCGATCGTTACCAAGGGCTTCGTTCAGGTCCAGATGGAGCCGGACTACGAGGAGGGCGAGGAGTTCGTCGAGCGCAACGCGGATGGCGAACTCTGCGTCAACCAGAAGGACCGCCCGTCGTTGAAGCGGTACCAGCTCACGGTCGACTGGTGTGACGTCGATCCGGTGCTGGCCGCCTACGTCATGTCGGCGCGACTGCTCGACACTGCTGTGACACCGGTCACCGGTACCGGTTGGGCAATGGCCGAAGGCGAGCCGGTCAACAAGTTTTCGATGGAGGTCTGGCAGCGCGTCGCTGGTTCCGGCGCGTGCGACGCTTCTGGCACGCAGCGAGACATCTACAACGCGTGGCCGCACGTCGGTAACACAATGATCGGTACGTACACGATCGAGAACGGTCGCTCGACGCTTCAGTTCATCGGTGAGACGTTTCCGGCGTCGACGCTGTGGGGCAACGGTC